CAAGGGATTGCAGTCCAGTCTGAATTGCACCTTCTAATGCAGTACCAGTCGCTTGCATTGTTGAACCGTCCATCTTACCATTAAAGGAATCCTTTATTTCTAAGACACCTCTGATACCAGCACCAATACCAGTTTTAGCATAAGAGGCCTCAACCTTATCATCCATTTCTTCTGGCACGTATAATGCAATCACTGCTTTCTCTGTGGAAAGTAGATTCTTATTGTTTGCACCTTCTCTTGCTGTTCTTGGTCTAGTAGTAAAGACGATGAAGTTTTCCACACCGTCACCAATTGGATATTGCATTTCCCTTACTGTAGTCGCAGGGGACATCTTAGCATACTTTTTAGTGTTTCTAGTTTCTTGACTTTTGCTTAGACTGTTCCTTCTTGCATTCAAAGTCTGATTTGCTTTTTCAGCTTGTTGTTTAAGTACGTCTGCTTTGGCGTCTGTCAAACCCTCAAAGTCTTTTATATCGTATCCAGTTCCAGTAAGTTTTGCTTGTATTCCTTTTAGGGATTTAACGGCACTCTTTGCTTGGTTTACTTTGTTCAGTATCTTGTTGATATTCGGCATTCGAAATCCCTATAAATAGTTATATTAATTATGGTTACTGTTATTTATGGCATATTCGGGTAAGTTTAAACCAAAGAACTACAAAAAATATAGAGGAGACCCTACTAAAATCTTTTATAGGTCGTTGTGGGAGCGTAGATTCATGGTTTACTGTGATGAAAACAGCAATATCCTTGAATGGGGAAGTGAAGAAATCATAATCCCCTACATTTCTCCCTTAGACAAACGAGCTCATAGGTATTTTCCCGACTTTTACATAAAGTATGTGAACGCACAAGGTAAAATACTCCGTGAAATCATAGAAGTGAAACCAAAACGACAAACTAAACCCCCCAAGATGCCTAAAAGAAAAACTCAAAGGTACTATAAAGAGGTTGCAACCTACGTTGTCAACGAAGCAAAGTTTAAAGCTGCAGAAAGTTTCTGCAAAGATAGGAAACTAGGTTTTAGAATACTAACCGAAGACCATTTACTCCCAAAGAAGGTAAAAAAATGAAGAAATTATATGTATTTGATTTAGATGGAGTCTTGATTGACTCAAAAGCAAACATGGAACTGGCATTCAACAAGTTAGACACTGGTAAACCTTTTGAGGATACCACTAATACGTTCCCAAGTTACTTTAAACACATCGGTAAACCGTTTAAAGATATCTTAACTGAGATGGGTATACTTACTGACCAAGATGAGTTGATGAGAAGGTACAATAGATACTCTGCAGCGAACTCTAAGTTGATAAAGTTTTACGATGGGGTGGAAGAACACCTTCAATCTTTAGAGCGTGACGGTAAGAAATTAGCCGTGGTAACTTCGAAGTCGGAATCACGAGCTAATGCTATTCTTGCTGAGATTAACGTCAATTTTGAAATCATATGTTGTCCCACTGAAGGATTGAGAGGTAAACCGTCCCCCGACCAACTACTGTATACCCTTGCATATTGTAACACTGACCCAAAGGATGCAGTCTATGTTGGTGACATGCAAGTAGATATGGATTGTGCAAACAGAGCGGGAGTGGATTTCATTTACGCAGAATATGGTTATGGAGATATAGAGTCATGTTGGAACAGAGCAGAATGCATACAGTCGGTTTAATCCCAGCACGTTGGGGTTCATCTAGGTTCGAGGGTAAACCCCTTGCAATCATATGTGGGGAGTCGATGATTAAAAGAACGTATGACCGTGCATCCGCTTCAAAGAGACTAGACCAAATTTATGTAGTTACGGATGATAAGAGAATTGAAAATCATTGTAGTCTATTCAACATTCCTGTAATGAGAGTGGATGATGATTGTGCAACTGGAACAGATAGATGTGCAATTGCATCTCAAAAGATTGATGCCGATATCTATGTTAACATACAAGGTGACGAACCTTTGATTGACCCCGAAGCAATCGATAGACTATGTGACTACTTCAAACCCGAAATCGGTGTGGCAAATGCATACGTTACAATCGACAAACCATATAAGGTCATGGACAACGATGTAGTGAAGGTTGTCTTTGATACAAACCATTGTGCAATGTATTACTCACGTCATGGTATACCTTTCCCACGAGGAGTAGGTGGTGCCTGTCATCAACAACTAGGATTGTATGCATTCACTAAGGAACGTCTCGAACAATTCAGTTCATTACCTATGCAGACTTTAGAGAAAGCAGAGAGTGTTGAAATGTTGAGATTCCTTGAACATGGCCACAAAGTATTGATGGTCTATGTAGATGATGATGGTCTATCAGTCGATACCCCTAAAGATATTACATTAGTAGAGGAAAGAATAAATGGTTATAACTAGTGGCCTACGAGAAGCCTTCGAAAATAAATCTAGGGTATCAATACCAAAGATAGCGACACTGGGTGAATGTAAACATTGGCATCCTTATCACCCGAAGTCGTTTGGTAAGAATCTCTTGTCATTTATCCATCATGAGAATGTTTCTGAGAACAAGACCAATGAAGATGCATTACGAAACGAAGCACAGAAATTAGTTTGGTTAATAGACCAATACAAAACAGTCGGATTCTATTCCACACCACAAGCATGGATTAAACCGAATGGTAAGTGGAGAGTACATCCAGGCTCCGTTCGTGTAAATGCTATGATACAATGTAAAGCCTATGAAACAAAATTCATTGTTTGGGATGACTCAAACTATCTCCCCGACAATAAACAAATTACTTATGATGACTGGGTAAACGAATTCCCAATCCCCGAAGGTAGAACAAGCCAGTGCTTTGATGTCGAGGGTATGATTGAATTTCATATATCCGAAGACCGTGCCGAGATGTATGATTACTATAAAGAGTTGAGAGACTTATATGATGGTAAGAGACCTAGACTGTTTGGAACTTGTGATGAGAGTATCAAACATTTGTTTGATGATGATGGTAAGGTTGAAGTCAATGGACACATCACTGAAGATGACTTAGGGTCATTCTTGGAATTGACGCCAATTAATCGTAAAGTAATAGAAACAAATTTCACGATTGTTGCGTAAAAAGTATAAATAGTTCTATGGTATCAAAAGTATTACTATCAGCTGTTGCAAAACTACTACCCGAGGCAATTGAAGCGGGAACAGAGGATAGTCTAGAATGGTTCAGACGGAACATAAGAGATATCAGACTTAGGCCTGATATGGTTATGAGTAGTCTAAGTGGTAGTGGTGTTACTGGTTCACAAATGAAACAAGGTAAAGTATACATGTTTCATTATGATGCTAAACATCAAGATACCTTACCATACTGGGATAAGTATCCGATAGTAATTCCTATTGATAGATACAAGGATGGATTTTTAGGAATCAATGTACATTACATCTCTCCAGCAATGAGAGTTGTATTACTGAAACCGTTACTAGAACAATTGAGAAGTAACTCAATTGAAGGTGATGGAGATAGTAGATTGGATGTTGATTATAATATAATAGAAGCCAATAGTGATTTAAGGTTTGCAAAACCATGTATCAAGAGATACTTAACATCACATGTAGGTGCAAGGATAGTAGAAGTTCCATATGAGAACTGGGAAGCAATTATGATGTTACCACTGGCAAAATTTAATGTCCATGCAAACACTGTATATAAAGATAGTAGAAGGAAAGTATTATGAGTATAGAAGCATTTAAAGCAAATTTCGATTCTGGCGCAAAAGCAAACATGTTCGATGTTACACTCTTGGGCCCATTGCAAGCGTTTCAATTTACGCAAGATGCAATGCTTCGTTGTAGAAGTGTATCTGTAAATGGTTCATCAATGGGTACGAACACAAGGAATCAATACAATTCGGGATACGAGATTCCCGACGGAACTGTAGACCAAGGTGGAACGGTTGACCTCTCGTTTCTATGTGACTCATCATTTGTTGACCGTGCTTTAATCGAGGCATGGCACCAATACATTTTTACTGCAGAGTACAAAGGGCCCGAAGGTGGTACAATGGGTTCTGCACAAATACCAGTTATGAAATACTTAGATGATTATACAGGAAAAATGGAAGTGTTTACATTAAACAAAGCTGCACAACCAACTATGAAGATGGAGTACTTTGATATATACCCTGTCTCTTTTGAATCACTGGATATGTCTGCTGATAGTGATTCACTATTAGAAATCTCTGTATCATTTCAATTCAGACATCATGAAACAACTTATTTACCACCTTCCGAAGCAAGAACTCCTTATGAACCAATAAAGGAACCTTCTAAGAGACAACAAGTATTATCAAATATCAACTCTTCGTCTACCATAAATAGTGGTAGGAAAGTGTTAGATACTGTCCTCGGCGGATTAAATGTCGGTGGCAGATTTAATAAAAAACTGGGTGGTTACTTTAAAAAGTTATCAGCCCTTGACACTGCTGGAACACGAGTGCAAAATCTTTCGGGTGGAGTATCTCGACAAGATTTAGCAAAACGAATGGCAGCTGCCAACAAACTTAATCCGTTTGGTGGTATTTAAAATTTTAATTATGGAGTATAATTATGGCATTACCAATTCAGGCAACACCCACATACAAATGTGACCTGCCCTCAACTGGTGCTGAAGTAAAATTCAGACCGTTCCTAGTAAAGGAACAAAAAATTCTTGTGATTGCACAAGAAAGTGAAGACCCTTCAACTACACTTAGTGCAGTTAAGGATTTAATTAATAATGTAACGTTTGATAAAGTCAATGCGAATGAATTGACTATGTTTGACTTAGAGTATTTGTTCTGTAAAATCAGAGCAAAGTCTGTAGGTGAAACCGTTCCCTTGAAGATGGCTTGTATGGTCACCGACTGTAAGGGAAGTGGAGAGACGGTAGTTAACTTAGATGAACTAATAGTAACAG